CACGATGGAGATCTACACGGAGCTCGTGCCGTTCGATGCTGCACTTGCCCAGCGCATGTCGGACCGGGCGATCAAGGTGATCTCGGCTACCGATGCCGGGGAACTGCTGGCCCGTGCCTATCACGACCCGACCCATTTCGAATGCCGGATGTGCTCGTGGCAGGACCGGTGCTGGAGGAACGAACGATGAACAGCAAGAAAGCGCCCATTGAACAAGTGGAGCCAATGATTGATGCCAAGCAGGCGGCTGCCGCTTTACGCCTTCCGTACTACTGGTTCGCCGACCACGCCATGCGAACAAAGTACCGGATCCCCCATTACCTGATGGGAGGGCTGGTCCGGTATCGGCTGTCAGAACTGTCGGTGTGGGCGACGCAAAGCTCTGCCGTTCTGCATCGGAGCGAATCTGATGCTGGGGAGTCAGCATGATTGACTTCAATGACACCCCTATATCGTCAGACGTCGATCGACAGGCTCAGCGAGACCAGATTCGGTCTGACCTGATTTCACGGCTGGAGTCGGTCCTGTTTTCGATGTTCCCCGCCGGCAAGAAGCGGCGCGGCAAGTTCCTTATCGGCGATGTGCTCGGTAGTCCCGGTGACAGCCTGGAGGTTGTTCTTGAAGGCGAGAAAACGGGCCTCTGGACCGATCGCGCTACCGGAGACGGCGGCGACATCTTTGACCTGATCGCAGCTCACGGCGGCATGGACGTCCACGCAGACTTCCCACGGGTACTGGATGCGGCTGCTGACCTGCTTGGACGTACACCGCCAACGCCCACACGCAAGACTCGGAAGGAAGCGCCGGTCGACGATCTTGGGCCTGCGACTGCCAAGTGGGATTACCTGGATGCGGCTGGCGGTCTGATTGCTGTTGTGTATCGCTACGACCCCCAGGGGCGGAAAAAGGAGTTCCGGCCTTGGGATGCGAAGCGTCGCAAGATGGCCCCGCCTGACCCGCGACCGCTTTACAACCAGCCTGGACTGGTGGGCGCCAGCCAGGTGGTATTGGTCGAGGGTGAAAAGTGTGCGCAGGCGCTCATCGACGCCGGCATCGTCGCCTCTACCGCGATGCACGGCGCCAATGCTCCGGTCGAAAAGACCGACTGGTCGCCGCTTGCGGGTAAGGCCGTCCTCATTTGGCCTGACCGCGATAAACCGGGCTGGGAGTACGCAGCGCATGCGGCTCAGGCCATCTTGTCTGCCGGTGCGCGGACCTGCCACATCCTCTATCCGCCGGAGGAGGCTGCGGAGGGATGGGATGCGGCGGATGCCATCGAAGAAGGGTTCGACGTGGGCGCCTTCCTCGCCCACGGCCCACGTCTGCAGATGCACGACGTCACCGCCGATGATGAACCTGTGGCGAGTACCGACGAGTCGGTCTGGGGTACGGAAGATGCGCTCGCCCTGGCCTTCACGCGACGCTTTCACCGGGACTGGCGTTACGTTGCCACCTGGGGTCGCTGGCTGGTCTGGGACGGCTGTCGCTGGCGAACCGAGGACACGCTTGCGGCGACAGATCTGATACGCAGCGTCTGCCGCCACGCCGCACTCAAGGCCGCCAATCCTAAGGTTGCAGCAAAACTGGCAAGCGCCAGTACGGTAAGCGGCGTTGAGCGACTGGCCCGAGCTGACCGCAGGCATGCGGCGACGACCGACGAGTGGGACGCCGATCCGTGGCTGCTCAATACGCCGGGTGGCGTGACTGACCTCCGGTCAGGCCGAAAGCGTGCGCATGACCGGGCCGACAGGATGACCAAGATCACCACGGCGACGCCCGGCGGGGAGTGCCCGATCTGGCTGCAATTTCTCGATGAGGTGACGGGCGGCGACAAGGAACTGCAGGCCTACTTGCAGCGCATGGTCGGCTACGCGCTGACCGGATCGACCCGCGAGCATGCCTTGTTCTTCCTCTACGGCACCGGTGCCAACGGCAAGTCGGTGTTCGTGAACACCTTGGCCACGATCCTGGGTGATTACGCGACCAATGCGCCGATGGACACCTTCATGGAGACCCGCACAGACCGGCACCCCACCGATATGGCCGGGTTGCGTGGCGCGCGCTTTGTGGCAGCCATAGAAACCGAACAGGGACGGCGCTGGGCAGAGTCCAAAGTCAAGAACCTGACCGGTGGCGACAAGATCGCCGCGCGCTTCATGCGTCAGGACTTCTTCGAGTTTTTCCCGCAGTTCAAGCTCTTCGTGGCAGGCAACCACAAGCCGGCGATCCGCAATATCGACGAGGCCATGAAGCGCCGCCTGCACCTGATTCCTTTCACGATCACGGTACCGCCTGAGAAGCGCGACAAGCACCTGCAACAAAAACTTCTGGCTGAGCGCGACGGCATCCTCGCATGGGCGGTTCAGGGATGCCTAGAGTGGCAGCGCATTGGCAGGCTGGATCCACCCAAGCAGGTTCTCGATGCCACCGAGGAGTACTTCGAGGCCGAGGATGCCCTCGGGCGTTGGTTGGAGGAGCGCTGCGTGAGCGAACCCAATGCGAAGTCCCTCACTGCCGAGCTCTTTACCGACTGGAAGCAGTGGGCCGATTCGGCAGGCGAATTCATCGGCTCGCAGAAGCGATTTTCAGATCTCCTGCTCAGCCGCGGGATCGAGAAATGGCGCAACACAACCGGGTTGAGAGGGTTTCGCGGATTGGGTCTCAAGCACCCGACGGTACCCAGCTACACCCCGTACTCGGACAACTGAAAGCCTATGTCAACACATCGGACTGACGGATCTGACGCAGTTCCTCGTAACTCTCCATACGCGCATACGCGCGCGCCTCATGGGCAGTTTCGACAGAACCCGTCCGATCCGTCAGTCCCGTCAAAGAAAGGGACCGTGACCATGACTTCAACGATTCTTGCCCTCGACCTGGGCACCACCACCGGCTGGGCACTGCGTACGCCCGATGGCGCCATCACGAGCGGCACACAGAGCTTTCGGCCGCAGCGCTTCGAAGGCGGCGGTATGCGTTTCCTGCGCTTCAAGCGCTGGCTCACCGAACTCAAGGCGCATGCCGATGGCATCGACTCGCTTCATTTCGAGGAGGTGCGTCGGCATGTGTCTACCGATGCTGCGCACGCCTACGGCGGGTTCCTCGCCACGCTCACCAGCTGGTGCGAGCACCACCAGATCCCGTATCAGGGTGTGCCGGTCGGCACGATCAAAAAGCACGCCACCGGAAAGGGCAACGCGAGCAAGGACGACATGATTACAGCCATGCGTAGGCTTGGTCATGTGCCGACTGATGACAACGAGGCTGATGCGCTGGCAATCCTGTATTGGGCGTCCCGGTCCAACGATGAGCGGGAGGCCTGAGATGAGAACTCCAATACCCCCTTACCGCTGCCCGCTTGGTCGCATGCAGCCGGAAAGCGTTGACGTCGAGGTCGTCAAACGGCGCGGTTGGCGGGAGGAACACATCTTGGTCGTTAGCGAGTCGGACACGCGTCTGGACTTCATCGAGCGTGAATTCATTCGCCGTATCGGGGAGCGGCTTTACGGATCTGGGGGGCGTTCACGTGGCACGACATGACATCTCTTGGACGATCGAGGACGTCGCGTCGCGATTTCACGAAGCCGTGGTCACTGCACGTCGCCTGCCACCCGTCCGCGTTCAGGGCTACTTCAACACCTGGCCGCAGATCGTGCGGCAGCCCTGGGAAATGCTTGGGCTAGAGGATCAAGGCTACCGCCCGTTCCCGCCAAGTCCGCAAGCCGTTGAACGAATGCTCGAGGTCATGCGCTGGGTGCAGTGGTTGGAGGTCGAGCAGCGTCACCTGGTGTGGATGCGCGCCGACAACTATTGCTGGCGCGAGATCACACGCCGCTTCGCTTGCGACCGCACCACAGCGTGGCGGCGCTGGCAGCGGGCACTGGAACTGGTCGCGGTCCAGCTCAATGGCTCTGCAGGCTGCGCAATGCCATCCAAAAACCTGAGCAATTTAGGGTAATGCGTTGGCTGGTTGTCTTTGTCTTGCCTTGAATGTCCAGATCAGCCCGAAAACGGCCTGCAACAAAACGGCTTCGATGGCGTAGTATTTCAGCTATCTT